GTGCGTGAACCAGGCGTCCGCCCAGCCAGAAGATCAACGCATCGCCGTGCTTCGGGAGGATCGTCGCCCCGAACTGCTGGGGCGCCGCATAGATCTTGTTCGTGCCGATCTGCAGCTGACCGGTACTCACGACAGGATGGATCGAGGCGAACAGCTGCCCGCTCTCCTGCAGGATCTTCGTGCCCTTCTTGACGCCCCTGGTGATCACGCGACCTGTCTTGTCGCGATCAGTCGCGGTGCCGAGGTAAGCCGGATTGAGGGGCGTCCAGGGTCGCCCCCCGGGATCGACCTGGGCGTTGAACCGCTTGCGCGTGGAATTCAGCAGAACCTCACCCACGCTCTTCAACGCCGTCTGGACCGCGGCGTCGCCGCCCGTCTTCCGCAGCCGCGCCATCGCGGCCGTCAGTTCCCGCGTGTCGGCTTTGACCTTGACCTCTATGCCGCTCATGCCCAGTATTTCCAGTGCGAAGGAACGGACATGGGCGCTGCTCGCCCGAATGCCGCTCCGGGCGTCGCGCCAGGCAGCTGGCGCAGACTCTCACCCCTCACAGATCCCCCTTGATCTTCGGCCGCTTCCAGATCAGGCGCCCGCGCCGTTGCTTGGCGAGGTAGGCCGGATCGGTCTGGAACATCGTCCAGGCTTCCAGCCGCCCCTTGCTCGCCTGCGCCATCAGCAGCAGCCCGGGCCGCTTCAGATCGATCGCTTTCAGGAAGCGCTGGCGCAGCGCGACCTGACCGGTTTCCGGATGCTGCTCGAACGCCATCCAGATCTCGGCCGGATCCGTGATCGCTTCTTTGATGAACGGCGCGATCGCACCGCGCTCCAGGTGCGTGCCCCAATGGTCGGCCAGCGCCGGCGCGTTCACCAGCACCGTGTCGCCAGTCGGCGCGGCGATCGCCGCCTCGGTGGCGCCGATCGAGCGCGCGATCGCCGCCGTCAGCGCCGCCAGGGACGCGGTTGGTGGGCCCGGCGCGGCCTTTGGCTTGTCGATCGGCAGCAGCTTCTCGGGCGGGGCCTCGTCGGGCGTCAGGCTCTTCCATTTGCCCCCGTCCTGGCGCCAGGCGTCCATCACCTGTTCGGCCACGCGCTTGCCCTGGTTCGCCTCGCCGACCGAGTAGCCCCAGCCGGGGTCGATTCCCTTCGGCACCTGGATCGTGATCGGACCGGCCGACGTGTTGAGCGACGCGGCTCGCATCTCCTCTGGGGGTGCCTTGTCCGGGCCGCTCTTGCCCATCCGCTTCAGGTCGCCGGCGGACAGCGTCTTGACGTAGCACCGGCAGCCCCAGCCGTTCGGCGCATAGTGCGTCGACCACCAGGGATCGTCGTGGCGCAGCACCAAGCCGTTCCACGCCAGATGCTCCGGCCGGGGACAGGTTTCGCCCTCGACATGGCAATATTGCCAATAGGGCCGCACACGCAGCAGGTCCGGATCGGTCATCTGGGCATAGCGCCCGGCTGCATAGGCCGTATTCAGGTTGGTCTGATAGATGACCTTGGTGCGCCAGTTCCGGCCGCCTTTATAGGCCCACCCGTATTTGTCGACGATCCCGTCGAAGCCCTTTCGGAAGTCCTGCAGTGTCGTGCCGTCCGTGATGGCCTTGTCGATCTCACCACGAAAATCGGTCAGCATGCCTTCTTTGGTGGCACCGGCGACCGTGAACGCGCGGGCATGCGCGCCTCCAAGGATGTCGGCCCAGACGGCCGACGGGACGTTGACCTTCTGCCGGAAGAACGCCTCGGCTTCGGGGAACGGAAGCGAGCCGAATTCTGCCGCGCCGGTTCCGGCCTCAACCGCCATGACGCGTGTCCACGCGGCCGACCAGGTCCGCTATGCGCAGCGCTGCTTCCATGGTCTGGGCAAAGTGGCTGCCATCCATCATCCCATAGAGATCGACCAAGCGGTCTTGTGCCTCTTCCAGGGTCGTGCTCGTCTCGATCACCTTGCGGAATTCACCGACCCAGGCGCTGATGACCGGATCGGCCTCGTCCGCCAGCTGCGCGGTAAGCTTCCCCGCAATCCGGTTCGTGGGGGCGCCGGCGGCCGGCTGCGCGAAGTTCGCCTCGTCCGTGATCACGGGCGCCAGGACCGCCTTCTTCGTCCATTCCCCGCCATAGGTCGCATTGATGTATTCCTCGCTCGGCTCGAACCCCATGCTCTCGATTTCGCCGTCGCGCTTGGCGCGCTCGCTCAGATCCTCCTCGGCATCGACCATCCATTCCATCGTCGGCGGCCGGGCGCCGGGAAGGTTCACCTCGACGATCCATTTGATCAGCGTCCGGTTCAGCACCATCGCCAGGTCGTTGCCGTCCGCCTGCGCCAGCTCCAGCCGATCGTCCTGGTCGGTGTCGGCGCCGGAGCCCCCATCCAGTCCGCCGGCGTTGGCAGCATAGGTCGATCCCAGCACCACCATGTCGATGTCTTCGTTCTGCGCCTCGCGCATCACATTGAACGTGTCGGCGCCGGCGCCGCGGGCCGTCTCGATCAGTTTGAACTCGGTCCCCTGCGGCGTGACGATCGCGCTATCGGTCGAGAACGACCGCGCCGCGGCCCAGACCTCGTCCTGCTCTTCATCGCTGGCATCGGGGGGATAGCTCCCCTGTACCGTCGGCGATGCGAACTTCTCGTTATGGATCAGCCACGCTTCCTGGTTCTGCCGCTTGAACCAGGCGTTCCACCACAGGATGCGGCCCAGGCCGCGGCCATAGGGGTCGCCGTCCTCCGGCTCGAAGGTGTGGACGATGAATTTCCGGTCGGGCAGCAGCTCGCCCAGGATCAGATTGTCCCAGTCCAGCAGTCGCAGCCGGTTGAACTCGTCGAACCGGAATCTCCGCTGATCGCGCTTGTAGGTTTCGACGACGTGCCATTCCTTGCCGATCGGCCCGTCGACCAGGTCCCACATCACCTCAGCGACGGAAAATCCCTTGCCGACTGCGTCCAGCATGCCTTTGACGAAGCGGGCGAAGTTGAAGCTCTTGATTGCCCGCTCCGCCAGCTCCTTCGCCGCAATGTCCTGCGGCTTGTCGCTGGCTGCGGTGAATTTGACCGGATAGGCCAGCAGCGCGCCCTTGCGCTTCTGCAGCGTCGAATAGATCTTCGGGTCGGCCTCGGCCTCGTAATAGATCTCGTAATCCCAGCCGCCGCCCTTGGCGCGCAGGGTCGCATCACGCGGGCGCAGCACCCAGTAATAGGTCGGCGGGATGAAGATGTTGCGCCGGACCGTCGCGATCTCGGCCGTCGGCGGCGCGCCCTTCGGCCCCTGGCCGGTCGCGATCGGCTCGATGTCCTGATAGATCGGCGCCTGGTTCTGTTTGTCGATCTTCTGCTGGACCGTCAGCTTCTCGTCCGCGATCGGCGACAGCTGGACTGGAACGTCGTTAGGGTTATCCACGATTGCCTCCATGGCCGAAGAAGCGGCCGCCGCGCCCGATCCCACCGGAACCGACGCCGTAATCCTTCAGCGACTGCAGCTGCTGCTGCGCGCGCGGCAGGCCGCGAAAACCGCCCATCCGGCGCGTGCGCGATTGCACCAGGCTCCACAACATCTCCAGCGCGTCCGGGCCGTCGTCATGATCCGCCGCCGGCCAGTGGCGCAGCTGCTCGAGCAGGGTCACCAGGCGTGGATGCAGGCGGATCAACCCGTTGGTGACATGCGGTTCGATCGTCTCGATCCGCAGCTCCTTATCGGTCGACGTCTTGATCCCGACGACCGGCACCGGGATTTTGCGCTTGGCTGATTCGACCACCATCTGCGATGCGAAGAACTCCTGGAACTGCACCGTCTCCACTCCCCAGGCGCGGCAGCGATACTGCTCCTGCAGGTTGATCACATCGTTGATGATGATGGTCGGCAGCCGCTTGCGGATCGATGCCTCGACCACGTCCAACACCCCGGTGTCGCGATTGAAGCCGCCGACCAGCAGGGCCGAAGGGTCTGCCCGCCGCGACTTTCCACCGAGCGAGGGATCGCACGAACCATAGAACAGCCAGCTCGGCAGCGTGTTGACCCAGAAAGTAATCTTGCCGAAGACGGCCGACGCCTCGTCGATCGGATCGTTCTGCTGCTCGCAGTTGAAGTTCTCGATGCCGATCTGGACACGCAGCTTCATCAGAAATTCAATCGGCCTGACACTGGGCCACGACACTTCCGCGCCGGCATCCATCGCGTCACGCTGCCGAGCGTAGAACGCGTCGGCCTCATCAAGTCCCTGGTTGCGCATTACCTCTTCCCACCGGTCCCACAGATCGGTGCGGTCAGGCATGCGGACGATCGATTTGAACTTCGCGCCCGTCCACATTGGGTTGAGCGACTTGCGGACGATGACGGCATCGTAATGTAGGACCGTCCCAACATAGAGGATGTCCATCTTGGCGCCGGTGGGACCCAGCGGCACGACGGCCTTGTCGATCCATTTATCCAGCTTATCGCGCTGGTCCGGGTTCTCGACGTTCTCGTCGTTTTCCAGGTCGTCGAGAAGCACAAGGTCCGGACGGAACGGTCCATGCTTCATACCGCGCAGCCTCTTGCCTGATCCAGCGGCCTTCAGCTTGACCCCATTGGCCGTGATGATATTGGCCGCCTGCCAGACTCGCCCGGCTCCGCATACTTCGGGGAAATCCATTGCCAGGCGCGGGTTGGATTCCAGCTCTATCTTGATCGCTTCCAGCATCATGGTTGACAGCTCGAGCGCCGCCATGATGATGACGATCAGGTGCTTCTTCCCCGTTACCGCAGCGAACATCGCACCAATCTGCGTAACGATCGTCGACTTGGCCTCGCCACGCGGTGCGATCAGATATTCGCTGACCGACTTCTCTGCGCGGAAGATCGCCGGCAGTCGCTCGAAGATGTGCTTATGCATCACGGAGGGTTCGCCCTTTACGTAATGCGGGAAATATGTCCGCGCAAAGAACTCGAAATCGCCGTCGAGCACGCGCTGCCGACGCTCGACCGAGGCTCCGGGGTCGGCCGCGAAACCCTCGCACTCGGCGTCGATCGACGCCTTGATCTCCGAGGCGAACTCGGCGATCCCCTTGAGGAATTCCTTGCCCGTGAAACGGCGCTTGACGCCGAAATCGATGTCGTCCCGTGCCATCGGGGATCAGCTGAAATGCTGCGCCAGCGCCTCGGCGAAGGGCTCCAGCACCTCGACGAATGCCGCGCCATGCTTGGGGAACCGCTTGCGCACGAACTCGCCCATCAGCCGCAGCACCTCGTTGGCCACGGCCAGCCGCGACAAGGCCGGGCTCGCCTTGCCGGCAGCCGCCATCGTCTTGGTCCAGGCGTCGGCGAGGCGCGACAGCACCTCCGCCTTTTGCAGCGGCGACAGGTCGCTTCCGTCGCGAATGCCGCGGACCGTTGATTGATGGATCATCAGATAGTCTTCCAGCACGCTCTGGATGACGGCCTCGAAGCCTTCCCCCGCCAGGTGGGTTGCTGTGCGCGCCCTGTCCCAGTCATCGCCTTCGGCCTTCGCGTCCGCCTTCCAGCGTGACGCCGTCCGTTCCGACACGTCGGCTTTCTCGGCCGCGGCTTCGATAGGCCGCCGTTCGTGAACATAGGCAGCGCGGACGACAGCCCGTTTTTCGGGCAAATGCGCCATGTTCAGGTGTCTTCCAGACCGGACGCGATGCGAAACATCCGCTCTGCCATCGCCCGCGACGGCCGCTGAATTCCGGGGATGTCGCTGATGCCCTGGGCGACTTCGAGACCAAGCGGCGTTAGGGTCAGTGACCGGTCGAGCGATTCCTGGCCTGCTCGCGGGCCGTGAACCGTGATCAGGCCGCGCTCGGCAAGCCAATCTTCCATGGCTTCCATGGCGGCGCGAGAGGCGACGGGGAGCATGTCGTCCCGCAGGATGAACATCATCAACCCATCGTTCATCTCGAAACCCTTGGCGTTGACAAGGTAGTTCAAGACCGCGCGGCGCTGCGCCGGAAGGAGATAGTCGCCATAAGCGCTCATGCCGCGCGTCCATTAAGAAGGAAGGATTCGATGCGCTGTACCGCGAAGCCGAGCTTGCCCAGGGCGTCTTTCATCCCGACCTCACGCTCATCCAGGCGCCCAAGCGTGCCGTTCAGCGCGGACAGCGCCAACGCCAAGGCGTTCGTCTCGGCCTTTGATCCGGCATTGCAGTCAGCGATCGCCGTATCGAGCCGCTTTACGGTGTCGTCGAACGTCTTCCGGGTCACGAACTGCCCGCGCAGCCACAGCACGATGCCGCCCGAGATGAAGCCCCAGACGATTACAAGCGCTTCCAGGAAGTCGCGCAGCTTGCCCCAGTCAATGACGTTCATGCCTTGAGATATCCCCTCTGCCGCTCGTGATCTTCCTGGCACGGCGCGCACCGGTCGGCTTTCCCGTTCAGCGCTTTCAGCCGCTGTTCCGGAATGTCCTCGCCGCAATCGGTGCAGGTTCCGTCGCCCTCGGAAACGCCTTCGCGCGCGGCCAGCATCCGCGCGATCGCTTGCTGCCGCAGCTCTTCAGCCCGCGCTTGCGCGTGGTCGCCCTCGTCCATCGCCTAAGCCGCGAGCGCTGTGGCAGGCGGTGCCGGCACCGCAGGGGGAACGTCCTGCAGGGCTAGCTCGATCTTTGCCTTGATCCCGGCCGGGGTCAGGCCGGTGGCCGCCATCGCCGCCGGCGCCTGGTCGGCCACCATCTGAGCACCGGTCGCCAGAACCGAATTCTTCATCTGCAGCGTGACCGCCGGATCTACGAT